CGAGATTCGCCTTAGTCTCGTGGGCTCGGAGATGTGTATAAGAGACAGAAAGTGTTCATTGTACCCATTAAGCTCATACAAACACCGTCCCTCCGTTATGCGCTGCCAGACGCTGGGCAAAATCTTCCATCGTTCCTTCTACAGCCTTAGCCACACCCTGAGGATCACTTACGTTCCCACAATTAACCACAATACCGCCAACATTTACAACTCCACCGTTATAATTTGCCGTACTGTTCGCCATTGGCATAAGACCTGCAAAGCCACCAGCAGCATATGCAGCATAGCTCGTAGGAGCAACAAGGCTGTTATACCCGCCGCCACCGCCACCGTGATAATCATCCGCTTGTTTGTTGCCAGACTGCATAGCTTCATAGGCAGCACGAGCATTAGCTTGACGTTGAGCATAATTAGCAGACGCAGGATCAGGAATTTCATATTCGTCCGTCATAATCTGGCCAGCTATCTCCGGCAATTCAGCGCTTTGCATTTTAGCGTAAGTATCAGCGTAGGACGTGCGCATTTCTTCTGCCAAAAATTCTATCTGCGTGTCAAGGTCAGTCCACTTTTTGCCACGCGCAGTGGCGAAACGCTTAAGAGCATCTAAGCGTTCATTATGCCATTGAGCCAAACCACCGGATGTACCATTGTCACCGATAGCATCCGTGCGCAAGCCGGATTCCTGGACAAGGTTGCCTACAACGCCAGCGGCAGCAGAAGCAGTAAAGCCCATCGACATAAGCTTTTGCTGGATATATTTAGAACGCTCGCCTGTTGCATTTTCATCAGCAGCCGCATTGATAAATTCCTCACGTGCTCCCTTGAAATCGCCCTGCATAGCTTTACCCAAAGCACGCATAAGATGTCCCATACTATTGGTCAGCGTGAGTACCTTATCTACAACTTTACCAACGGCAGTCAGAAAGAAGTCCCAGAATTTCTTCACAACAGGATACTTCTTGCCAAAAATACTCTCGACAATCGTCGCCAGACCTTCGGCAATTTCAGCAACACCCTTAGCAATATTAGCTACAGTCTTTTTGAGCTTTTCCTGGCGTTCTTCCGTAAAGACTTTTTCAAACAGCTCCGTAAGTTTCTCAAGGATAAACGCAATGCCTTCCTTAAGCTTTTCAATGAGACGACGCAGCGGATTATTCTCATCCGTGAGCCATTTCCAGAGCGGTTTCAATGTTTCTGATGATTCGCGTCCCTCAAGATAACCAAAGAAATCCTCCAACATGATGAGGGCAGTGCCGATGGCCATCATCATCAGGCCAAACGGCCCTGCCATGATGGCAGCACCAACAACGGCAAACACAGCTACTAAAGCCTTTGTTTTGCTTGGCAACGCGTCAATAAAATTATAAATTCCTTCAAATAGCCATTTTAGAGCCTTGACCAGCGACATAGCTACACGCACAACACTCGCCAGCACACTGGCTACCTTACGTGCCAGTGCAGGCAAGCTTTTGCCAAATTTAGCATTGAGCCAGCGGATAAACTCCTGAAACTCTTTGATGTAGGGCTGCAGCTCTTTGATAAGGTAGTAGACCACCCATTCCTTAAACATCTTTAGCTTAAGCTGCAGACTTTGCACGTCGTACCCAATCTCACGGATCCAGGCTAACTGATTGTCGGCATCTGCAGGAGTAGAGAGCTCTGCCATTTCCTGACGCAGGCGAAAAAACTGCTCACGCAGCTCCGGCACCCACGCCACATCCTCCTGTGACGCGCCCATGGTTTTCAGGACCACACTCAAGGTTTTAGCTGTGTCTTTTGTCACCCACATTGACTGCGCCAGCTTTTGGTATTCCAAATCTGCGCTGGCCACAGCCTTAATGTTATCAATGACAGCTTCCGTAACTTTAGCAAGGCCTACAAAAATACCGCCATATTTAAGGATAGAGCCTAATTTCCCGAGCATACCGGATAGATTATTGATAGCTTTCGCAGCTCCGGCAAAAGCGTCCTTGTCGACTTCTGCACCGATGCGGACAAGATATTCTTCTAATATATTGCTCATCAGCCTACTCCTTTCTCATGGCGTCCTGCATCCGCCGTGCGTTTTCTGCCTTGACCGCCAACAGTTCGTGAGCGTCCAGCAAATCATCAAAATCATACGTGCCATCACTCAGCTCGTGCTGCCGCCAAAGCCCTGCAGCAACAGGAGCAAAGGCGAAAGCATCAAGCGTCGGATAACTCATCGGCTCGTAGGTTTGCCCGTCAATTCTGCCGGGAGATTCAACCCGGCTGCGGCGAAAAAACCTCCGACGTTGAACATAAGCGCATGGACAGTCAGCTGGATAACGCTGGCAGCATCATACGCCAGAGCCTCGTCAACAAAATCACCCTTAGCTGTCAAGACAGGTTCAGGGAGCTGCTGGCCATTACCGTTATCAATCAAACGATTAACAGTGCGCAGCAGCAGGGATTGCAGCTCATCAAAATCCTTACGTGGCATACCCATGAGAGCAGCAGCCATCTCGGCTGTTTTGCCGCCAGACGGCGCCAGCACGCCCGCAACCTTAAAAGCAACATAGCTGCCTGTGCGAGCATCCATTTTAGTGAGCTGATAGGATTTACCAGCCACCTCAACAATTTGAGTCTTTTGTTTAAGCATAGCATCCTCCTAAATTAAATCGGTAGATTAGTAACCTCGGCACACATCAGCGTCCAAGATACACGCTGGCCTTGGCTCTGGTACGGAGTATCCGGCTCTTTTTGGGGAGAGATACCGGAAATAATATGGCGTGTACCTGTCGCGGTATTACGCAGCGTCATGCTGGTGCTTGCCCATTCACTCGTAGGCAGTTGCCACAACGCATTAAACCAGGCGCTCAGCCATTTATGGATAGCAGAGGTCTGTTGACATTCAATGGTTACGGTGCCATTATTGCCCGCAATCTTAGATACCATTACAGAGCCATCTGCAGCAATATCATGAGCAGTGCGGTCGGTGGCTTTAGCAACAGTTACAGAACCAACGCCAGTACCATCAAACAGGTAAGAGCCAAACGTCGGATGGTTAATAGAGCCAGCCAGATCAGCAAAACTGTAAGTAGTTAATTCCATTCAGATAGCCTCCTCAGCGGTTAACATTAACCTGGATGGTAACAAATTCGATTGTACCAGCCAGCTTGCAACATACATAAATCGGTGGAGCCTTGCGCTTGTCACGGTCAGCCTGAGACTGTTCGTCAATAGGCTCGCTCTGCACCAGATAGCCATCAGGCAGGTAATCACCTGTCTGCAGATTCAGGCACTCGGCACCGTTCCACTTGCCCGGAGCGATAAAGCCTAACTTTACATATTTACGGCAAGCATCATTGATAACATTAATAATGCTGGTAACGCCAGCTTCAGTCTGCGGCAATTTGCGGCGCTGATACAGCAGGTCCATGACATTAAGAGTAATGTCATTACGCAGCATATCAAGATACAGCACTTCATCAAAGCTCGTGCCATCAGCCATATAGCCCTGCTGCAAAACATCGTATTCCTCGCCACGGGTAATATATACATTACCGTTATGGCCTGTAGATTCAGAGCTGCCACACACATGGGTTACCTGAGATTCAGACATGTCATCTGTTTTTACGCCGGGCAGAGTTTTATACGCCAGCGTAAACGCATCACCGGCAAGGCCACGGTTAGCGCCCATCGCGTAGCCCATAGTAGCTGCAACAGCATCGGGAGTATCCGTGTCACCACAATACTGACCAAAGCTGCGACGGTAGTTTTTATCCTGCAAAGCCTTAAAAATGCTCTTCGCATCACCAGATGCATCAAGTACACTTTTATCAGCAGTAGTATACATATACACGCTGTCAGGCACAGCGTTCTCGCACCATGCAGCACAATCTTTGATATCCACGTCTTTAGCACCCAGATAAGTAAATGGCCACCACTGAGAGTTAGCAGCACGGCAAGCCTCCAGCGTAGCAGTTAAGTTCTCGTCTGCTACCAGCTTTACGCCCACCGCCAGCTTGCGAGGGCTGGTCGTAGCAGCAAAATAAAGCTGAGCAGCCTTATATTCTGCAGACGTTTCCACAAACCCGTCAGTCAGCATTTGAGCAGCGCTTGTATAAATACGTACCCTTTCATTCGCCGGAATAACCTCAGACTTGCCAATAATCAGGCCAAGGTTAAAGCCCTTGCGAGCAGCAGCCTTAGCAGACAGGTTGATAACCACGTCGACAATCGGAGATAAGTCCAATTTATAAGCCAACTAAATCACCCTTTCTTAATAATAATTTCACCTGGCTCAAGGATAACATCACTCGTACCAGGCTCGTTTGCTTTAATCGTAACGTTGACTTCTTCAATTGCTTTCACGATAGATTCAACGCTGATCAGTACATTAAAATATAAAGTCAAATCGGCGCGCTTCCACCAACGCCCCTGAAATAATTCAGGCGCATATTGGATGGAATCCTTGCCGGGAATAATATAAATTTTTTGTTTTTTGAGCTTCGGTCGGCCAAGCAGAAGCTCAAGGCGTAGCTTAAGCAGCGATTCATAGCAGGCAGGACCGTAAGCATTCAGGCGTAGCTGGATGGTACGTGTGCTTGCACTCTCACGCAAAAAATCACGTCCTTCAGACTGCCAACGCTCATCAATCGGCTGCATGATGTCCTCTGCCGCCTCGGTACACTGCATAAAGACCACGTTGTCTGTAAGCTTCCAGTCGGGGCCTCCGTCCGTTGGCCAGGAGCGGCGTACAGGCGGCGGTATTGTCTTAGCATCATGCCCGAGGATGTCCATCAGCTCTGCCCACATTAAAGATTCAAATTCAGCAATATTTTTAACCAACTCCATCACCGTCCAATCGCGTCCCGATAGAGCGGTAAAATCCATAATCAATATCAGGCGTAACAGTGAGGATTTTGTAGCGTGCTCCGCGCCATTCCAGCTCATCGCTGATAGCTTCGCCATTGGTCGCGTGCAGCTCCACGTTCGTCAAAAATTTCATTGCCCCGGTGACGCGGTCACCTTCAGGCAATAACTGCAAATCTTTAGGCTGGGCAACGGTGACAATCGCTGCCACCTGCAGCACAATAGGATTGTCTGCATCCCGACCATAAGCTCCATCATGCCAGCTCGCAGCGTAGCGTTTGACAGTAATGCGCTGGCAGCCTAAACGCTTGCTGCGCACCACTCTGCCAACATTAACCACGTCAATCACTCCTTACCACATAAACAATAGCCTTACGCAAGGCACCGGTATCAATCAGCGGATTAGTTTTGCCGCCCTTGCCTTTGGTCTTTTTATCTATGGTTTTCGGGGAGTTGGGCGGCCAGCCATTCTCGGCATCCGTAAACCATTTGCGGCAGATGTTCTGCGCCAACAGGCCTGTGCGTTTAATAAAAGCATCAGCCCTGCTTCCATCGCCAGTCATAGCAGCCTTTACAGCCTTAGCGTATTCTTCTGCAATTTCGCGATGGTGCTTGGCGATAGCCGGTTCAATCACAGGACGTGGCGGAGCGTGCCATAGCGGCGAACCGTGTGTTTGGACATACAACTGATAAGCCAGGCTGTACTCCATGCCCTGATCCATGTAGCCCTGCATTTCCTCACGCATGGACTTGCGCCGGATGCCATGCGTATGGATGTACAGCAGGCTCGCATTATTGATAGGCTCATCGCCACGAGAAGTTTTCTCCTGTGGGATACCAACGTAGAGCTTATTAACACGGTTCAAAGCTTGTACTCTGTCCATAAGCCCCTGTAGGCCGCCGCTGACCGTTCTATGGGAAGTTTTTACGCTCACCATACATACATGCCTCCCTTGCCAGCAAAACGCGCCAGAGTGGCAAACTGCACGCCAAACGCAGTCAACCGGAAAGCAGCCCAACCTGCAAGGTCCTGTGAAAGCGCGGACGTATCCATGGAATAAGACACGCCATCAGCGGACTCACTCGTAACCACCCCAGCGGCCTGCGCTGCGGCAAGGACATCTGCAGCAGGCGATTCTGCGTCAGCAGCGCTCTGCATGTACAGCGTACACATATGAGCTACGAACAGGCCGATGCAGTGCTGCCACATCTTGCCGTAGCGCTGCTTAGAAACGCAATCCTGCCCTAGCTGCAAAAAGCTTTCCAGCACAACATCCGGCAGTTTATCAGTAAACTGCGGATAAAACTCCAAAAAATCCTTTTTAGTATAAACAGGATTCTCCTGCGTTTTGATATTGCTCGCCTGCGCAATCAACGGATGGTACATAATGCACCTCCTTATTCGCTTTTATCCTACGCTTTGCTTTGCTTGGCTTTGACAACAGCTTTGGCAACAGCTTCTGCCTCAGCCTTCGGAGTTTTACCATTGACCGGCACAAGGTCGCCAGATTCAACAGCCAGCGCATACAGCGGATCAGTTGCAATCCAATCGGGAGCATCCTCAATTTCCATGCCACCCTTAGTCAAAAATCTTTCAGCATCAATGCGTTCAGTTCCGTCCTGCTTAACAAAGCCAAAGCGTTTTTTAGTTAAAATAACCATTGATTGTCCTCCTCAAATAAAAAAGCCAGACGATAAACGCCTGGCTAGAATATTGCCTAATCAGATACCGATGTGGTATGCGACAGGTTGGTAATACATGAATTTAACCTGGCCGATTTGCGCTGCAAACAAAGTCAGGATGGCGGCACGCTCAACAGACGGTTGAGTATACGCGCGGGTGATAGGCACAGTCAAATCAAAGTTAACCATATCCTCATCGTTGACGTAAACCATCATAAGGTCTTTTTGACCGGTTCCGGCTTTGATGCACCAACGGCAAGGCTCAATGGTGATAGAGCCGCCCTGCTCTTTAGCAATATTGTTTTGCATCAAATACTCCATGATGGAGATGTTACCAGCATCGGAAACCTTCTGCATGGTGATGTACGCATACTGCTTAGGCGGAATCAGGATATGATTCGGCATGCCCTTCATGTCGTATTCAGACGCAGCCCATGCATCAACTAGCGCATTGTTGATGTCATGCAGGATCTCATCCGCGGTTTTAGTGTTCCACGTAGCAGTGCCAGCCTTGCCATTACCAACAGTGTAGGTAACAACATTCGGGTCATTCAGCAAGCCGGTAGTACCTGCCTCCTTGAAGCCGTTGTATACATTGAGGTCAAGAGTTTTGTTGTAGTTGAGTTTAACGCCCTTATCCAGCAAATCTTCCAGATTACGGCCAATCTGCTTCATCTTTGCCTGGTCAATGAACGGAACCTGCATAGCGTGCATCCAGGTGGATACTTTGAACATGTTCTTGCTAGTGTTGACCTGCATTACAGGGATAGTAGTAGCACCGGGAGCAGTGATACTGTTAGCGTTTGCGCCAGAAGTAGCATAGTCAACATCAAAAGTAGAAGTGAATTCTACCCAGCCGCCGCCAGTCTTGGCGACAATATCGCGCTGCCAGGTTACGCTGGTCAGCGGTTCGCGCAGCTTAGGATCAACCTTTTCGAGTTCGCCTGTAATGTACGCCATGCCAGAGCTGGCAGCAGCATCCCATGCAGAGCCGCGGAATCTTTTACGACCACCATTCTGCATGGCCAAATTACCCAGATTACGCATACCAGCGTCCGGGCTATAAAAGCCAAATTTTCCAGTTGCCATATTATTTATACCTCCTTATATTACGCAGAAGCACGAGTCAGCAGAGTAACTTCGCAGACACGATTCGCATCCATTGCGCCGCTAGTCCAGCGCATATTCGGAATTTCAATGGTGTTAGTGCTGTCAGCTGCAGCTTCAAAGCCGCCAACAACGCCGTTAGCGATAGAAGTATTAGCTTTAACGCGCACGTAAACTTTACCGTTAGCTTTCGGAGTGCCAACATTACATACAACAGTAGCAGCGCCGCGTTCCAGGACAGACATATACTGACCGGGCTGATACTCGGTTTTATTTTGCTCTGCATAAGAAACTGCCTGCTTAACAACACGCAGCGCAATGCCACACACATTAGCAGCGGTAGTTGCAGCACCTACAGCTTCATAAGTGTTGTCATCTTTAATGCAGACGGCAGCACCAAATGGGATAGCTTCGCTTTCCTCGTTTAACAGACGGCTGGCCACGATATCGTCCGGGGTGCGGGCGTAGTTACCGGGGTAGCCAAAATTCATAGAGATACCAATTGCTTTACCACTCATATCGTTTTGCCTCCTTAGCGATTTTTATAATGGGGATTATATCTTTTAGCAATCTCACGTCCCAGAGCGTAGTCATCAACTGCAGGCTTGCTGTCTTTCGCAGCGTTACGACGACGCATCTGCATCAGCTCACCATATTGAGCATCCTGCTGCATAGAGCCTTTGATGAGGATAGCCAGAGAGTCGGCCGCACGTTTGCGCTGTGCCTCATTTGGGATAGCTGCAACAGCAGGCTTCAAGGTTTGCAGCAGGGCCAAGGCAGCGTCGCGGGTTTCCTTGGGCATTTCAGCCGGTGCGCATTCGCCATCGCCGCATTCGCCATCCTTGGCGTTGATTTCTTCAGGCGGTTCGATTACATCGTCCTCGTCACCAGCAGGAGCAGGAGCAGCAGCAGGTGCTTTGTTTTGGAGTTCTTCCTCCAGCGCGTCAAGAGCGTCCTTTTTAGGTTCAGCAGCAGGCTGCGCAGGATTCAGCTTAGAGCTGATAGCTTCCAGCGCGTCCTCAATTTTTTTGAAGCGTGCCTCGGTAGCTTCATCCATTGCTGCAGGTTTATTTTCAGGCTGCGGCACAGCAGCAGGCGCTGGTGTTGCGGGAGCTGCGGGAGCAGGAGTTGGCGCAGGCTGAGGACGCGGTTCAGCGTCAGAGCTGCCTGCAAGTTTAGCAGCAGCCTCCATGTCCTCCGGTGTAGTAGATTCGTCGCGAGCCAGCGCTCGCAGGATACGTCCAATCAAAGATTTAGACATTTTTTTACCTCCTTTTTTATCGTCGGCAGCGTCACGGATAGCAACCTTATGCCCCGCCCTGCCTTTATCAACAACCGCTACATGGTTACCACGGATTTCCAGCTGGTCATAGCTGGAGTCGCTCGTCGGATTCCACAAGCAGTCATAGCCGCAAGATATCTCGCGTTTGCCAGCCTCAATCTTATTGATAAGGTCAGCATCGTAAATAACCAAATCAGCGACCAGGCAATTACTCAAATCGCCATCGCCTCGACGCACATCACGGCACACGCCTTTCATGTACCGCCCATAGTTATCGGGAGTTACATCTTCCTCCGGATGCTCATCGCATACAGGCTTGCCCTCAAAGCTTGCCACGGCAGCACGGTCAAAGACTTCGGCTTCAGGGCGCTGGACATTATAAATGCCATCAGCGACCGGACCGCCAAACTCGCAGCCTCGATACTGCTGCGTACCGGTACGAGCAATCGGAACGTCCTTGCATATCAGAAAGCCTTCTGGCGTTTTAAGGATGTGGTCTGAGATTCGTGAGCCAAAATATGCCTTGCTCATAGCTCACCTCCAGGTAATAGTTTCTTAAATTGTTTTATGCCCATGCGCTCGATTTTGCCGTTGCGGTACACCTTAGCTGGCCACGCCACCTGGTCAAACCTGATAAGCGGCTCAGGATAGCAGCGGCAATTATAAATGTTCCCCGCATGGTAGTACCCTTGCGACTTCTCATGGTTGAGCAGTTCCGGCGCCGGAGCTTCGCTCCAAGGGATAATCACGCCATCCATATGAGCGTGAGCAGAACGCACACGAGAGTCCTCGCTCGTCCGCCAGACATACCACTCAAGCCCTGCCTCAGCAGCCCGCACCTGCGTCAGAGCAGTGCTGGCTTTAGAGGTTTCCGTGCGTGCGATGAGCCTTGCATGAGCTTCGGTCATGTTCGGGTACTCTTTGAGGATATCGTCTATCATCGCCTCCGGTCGCAAGCCTTGCTCATAACCTTTAGCAACCTTATGAGCCACCCTGTCAGCCAGCGTGAGCGGCATAGAGCGGATTAATTCAGCGTTGCGACTGATTATACCCTCGTACACTTTCGCGACGCGTGGTGAGGCAAGCTCGCGCTGTAGAGCGGTGCGGATGATTCGCCCCTTACTGCCCTCAGCTGCTGCAGCACGCCACGTCTTATGCCCATTGCGGAACAGATGCGTGGCCATCGAGCGTGCGATTTGGTCGCAGGCACGAATAAAAGTCGGCGAACGAGCCAGCCGACGCATTATGTCAGCAATAAAAAAAGGACTGGCAACGTGAGATAACTCACGCTTCAGTCCTTGCATCAGGCGGTCAATGGCGCTGGCATAAGAGCGCTCAATGACTCGCGGCATTTTAAATTTTTTCATTTTATTACTCCAACAAAAAAAGCGCAGCTAGAAAACTTCTAACTACGCTTAAGGATTTAAATTTTCGAACCATTCATGATATCTTGCCATTTACAAGCTAAAGCACAACGCTCACTTATTGGAGCGTTCTCATCATTTACATCCCTGAGTTCTTCAAGTTCAATTTCCACCATTTTGTCAAAAATTGCTTCTTGTTCTTCTGGCGATAAATTATACGCTTCTTCAATAGTCACGCCTGTTTCCCGTTCAAAGAATTCAATTAGTTTTTTTAGCATTTTTTGCCTCCAACAATATTGCTCCGAGAGAAGTTTTAAAATTTTGTGTAGACTTATTGATAACCGTTTTTAAGCCTCCACTCTTAGTAACACAAACTTTTATCCCGTTTGAAGAGTAAATATAACCTCCGTATTGATTATCAACAGCTCTCTCTCCATTTTTGATGGTATCCTTTATTTCTTCCGCATTTATTCCCCGCTCCCACATACGGTCAAAAACATGTTTACTTATCCAACGCACATGTCCTAACTGCTTAATTTCCGCATTCATCAATAATGGCCTGTTCTGTTTAATAAACCATTCTGGAGCTATTGTTTCTTTGGTGCTGATTGTACCATTCTTTTTGCTTTCTTGCAAGTTATTTGTTTTTCCAGCCCCACCGCCAACACCATCGGCTTCACAAAATCGTCCATTCTCAGGACTATGATGTGAATTAAAATCATCAGCCTCACTCCAGAAAGCAGCATCTGCACTTTTCACTTGCCTAACAGAAGCAGACACCTGTGGTTCAATCGGTTCTTCGCCGCCAAACATTCCGCCCATCTCGCCCGGCGGCTCCACAGAGTCGGACGCGCGCTCGATATCCTCATCGGTGATGTTCGTCCAGACACCGGTGCGCTCGCTCTGCTGCTTCAGCTCCTTCAGGGCAGTGCGCTGTGAGATAAGACCGGCATTGTAAGCAGCTACAACATTGTCTGTGCCACACTTGGCAAGGTCAGCGCGTTCTTTGTCACTCGGCTCTGCGACTGGATCAAATTCAAAATCAAAGTCGTCCGGCAGGCTGCCTAGTGTCGAGATGATGAACGGCGGGAGCACTTTGTTCAAAATGGGACGCAGATAAGACTCCTGCTTCTCAGCTATCATGTCGTAGTAGTTCTGCAGGTCACTCTCGCCTGTAGCGTTAAGACCGGAGGGAGAGCGCCCGAACAGACGCGTCACCGGAATTTCAGCAGCGCCGCTGATGTCCATGATAAACTGCTGATAGCAGTCAGCAAGGCCGCCGAAAGTATACTGATGTGTTTCCAGACCATCTGCAGCATCCATAACCTGCATGCCCATATTGTTCAGCAGCATGTTCTGCGCTTCCAGCGTTCGCAGCAGCTCAGCCTGCGACTCGTTGTCCGTTGCCGCCAGAAGCTGACCTAAGTCCTGCATTTTAAGCACGCGGATATTCGCCATGAAGGTCAACTGCGCAATGTTCCAGCTCACATTGTCACGCTTACGCAGCTCATCAAAAATTGACTCAACGACAGAAGCTCCCCACTGCATCTCTGCGATTTCCTCCCAGAACGGAAGCGTATTGCCAGTGAAGCGAATTACCCTGCTATGATGAATCTTTACAGAGCCACCACCGGCAGGATCAGTCACAGTGTAATATTTCGGATAACCATAATCAGGATCACTAATATCTTCGATGAGTTCGCTGGATGGGTTAACTCCGTTCCACCGGTCGAAAATGAGCAGCCCTGCGAAATCGCCTGGCATTATCCAGTCAAGCTGCAGCGGCTGACTAAGGTCGTAGCCTTGGTGCTTGACCAGCATCACGCCTAACGCACCACCATAGAGCCTGCCCCACTGCATGCCGCGCTTCAGCTTATCTATGAGCTGAGTGCGGCGTAGAGTAAGACTGAGCCGCTTCTCTACATCGGGGTCCAGGCCGCTGGTAATCGTTATCCAGTTTTTGAGCATGTCCGCCGGGATAACGTCGATGATGCGACGGACAATCCAGCTCTCGCGATAGAGAGCATTTAAAGTATTAAAATCACGCGACATGCGCTGCAGACTGTACTCCGTGCCTTCCAGCAGGTTCGGAGTGCCTGCTCCCAAGCGAGCCAGCACGTTGCTAAAGGCGTCGAGTGCCCTGCTGCGTATTGGCTGCGGCTCAGGAGCTTTGTCCAGGGTGCGCCTGCGTTTTCTTTTAGACATTTGCTATCCTCCTTGGCCTGATGACTGTTGATACATAGTAGCGCACCGCATCAGGCGCATGGTCAGCTACTTTAATAGGTTTCTCCTTGCCGGACTGCTGCAGAGCCTTGTCGTCCCAACAATAGGACTGCATCTCCTTCAGCGTGTGCACTAAACCACAATAAAAATGGATGCGGCGACGGGTTAGCAACGTGTTCACCTTACGGATGCCCTCAATGACATCATTGTCAGCGTTGATTGTTTCCACCGTCTCCTTCGCACGCAAGCCACGGTTTCGCAGCTCAATCTTAAAGCTTGCTGCAGATGGATCAATAACCACATTTGTCGGCCACAGCTCCACGCCACGGACGAACTCAAGCAGGTCGTCGGCGTATTGGCTGTTGTCCTTCTCCTTTTCCTCGGCGCGGCTGTCCCAATAATACTCGCGGATGAACCACAGGTCGCGCCCATCATCAAGCACGTCCAGATACACCATCGGGTTCACGGTGCCATAGTCAATCGTAATGGAGCGGCGCATGATGTGCAGATTTTTAAGCAGATACTCCAGCTGATCATCACCAAAGAGCAGCTCATCACTCCACGCATCACGGTAGATAGCGCCCTGCGCCATTACCCACTCGCCTAAAATGAAGCGGCGATAGAACACACCGGAATACATCGTCCGGTAACGTTCACGCACCTCGTCGGATAGCGACGGATTGTCGTCCATCAAGAAGTGGATATGCAGCAAGCGCTTCTCGTCGCACTTCTCGATCCAGCGCAGCAGGAACCAATGCATCGGGCTGTCCGGGTTACAGTTAAACCACAGCTTAGCGCCCGGAACAGAGCAGCGGCCAGATGCTTGGTTGACGAATGACTCCGGCATAAGCGCAACCTCATCGCAAAACAGACCAGCCAAAGTAATACCTTGAATAAGGTCCTGCGAGGATTCGTCGCGGCCGCCGAACACGTAGAAGTAATTCAGCTTCATCGTGCTGCCTTGCTTGCGAGCTATCACGATAAGGTTCTCCGTGCGTGATTCTTCCACCTGATAGCCACGCACCAGCAATACAGGCTTGAGCCATTTCCAGACGTTACGCCTAAAGCTGCCTACGGTTTTACCGCACATAGCAAAGTTCTGGCCATCGTAGGTATCCATAGCCCAAATAATAAAAGAGACGGCCATCGCTACCGTTTTACCAGCACGGATGGAGCCGTCAGCTATGATGCCATTGTAATCGTGGTAGGGAGAATCTTCACACCACCACGTCAAGATTTGCATTTGTTTTTTACTGAACTCATAGAACTTGATAACAGGTTTGATAATACTACGCAGCCTGCCAACGATGCCCATTATTTCCACACATCCTTTGCACTGCGTTTGATTGCGTCGGTAAAGCCATCATCCTCATATTGAATCTGTCCGCCAGACTCTTTAGGATTCATTCCCATGGTGTCACGATATACTTCAAACGCCTTAACATTTCCCCGCTTAGCCTTTGCTTTAAGTGCTTCAAGCATATCCAGGCGCTCTTTATCACTGGTAAAGTCTTCGTCAAGCTCACGGAAGGTACGGAGTTTGCGACGCTTCTCCACGGATTTTTGAGCAGCTATCCTCGCTCTTTCCTCGTTAAATGGTTTTCCTTTCACCAAATTAGCTCTGCTATTTGGATTATCCCCTTTAGGCATTCATATACACCACCTCTATTCTTATAAAATAAAAAAGCGTAACTAGAAAAAATCCAGCTACGCAAAATTCAAAATATGTTATTATTAAAAATACAGAACCGAGGTGATTTAATGTCCACAAGATATGTCAGCATACACACAGTCACCTGCAAGCACAACGGCTTTGAAATTCCATTTTACATTTACTACGATACAGAAACAAAACAAATTATCAATACAAAATGTGGAATGCTTACTGAGCCTGAGTTTTCAGGAATGCATTGTCCTCAACAAGATTGTCTGCTGGTTTCAGCTTGGCAGCCTCTGCAGAAACTATCTGAGTAGGATAATCAGGTAAATCAACAAGCACCATCTCAAACCGGAAGTTCTTTAATTCAGAGAGAACGCCTTCCAGCGCCTGAGATTGGTGCTTTGCTGTTTTTACAAGTCTTTCAAATTTGTCTAGGTTGTTAAACTTGTACGTCTTCATTGGCATCAGCCTCCTCACTCATCCTCGTATACAAATTCCACAAACTGATGAGCATACTTAAGAACGTCTCCAGTGTTAGCATCAGGATTATTTTTAATATAATCGATAGTATCAGCCATAGCCTCGTTATTATCTTCTAGCAATAACAAGATGCCTAACTCAAAATCATAATAATAGTCCGGCATTGATCTTAGCACTTTTTTTAATTCTTCTTCCATTTTGCCACCCTCATTTCAATGGTAATTTAGCATAAATATTATAGTCACCATATTCGTTAATGTGAAAAAAGTAAAGATAATTACGCACCGCAATAGAACCTTCATCCTGACCATCAAACCGCCCATGGAACCATGTGCTGATTTCATGGGTTACACGCTCACGTTCAGCTGGTGTAATCTTACTAGATTTCCTACTCTTGCGCTTCGGCTTTACAACCTCAGCCGCACGCCTGAGCGGTGATTTTGAAGCACTACCGCCAGCACCAAACTGCCCGTTAGACTTACGCGGATGTTTCGATTCATCCCAACCATCCCACACACGCGCTGCAAGCAGCAGATACCTTGTAAACATATTAACTCACTCCATCAATAATTGCAAGTCATTAAATGGTGCCCGGACTGCCGCTGAGGATTTGAGATTAACAAGGGATGTCTCGTCCCTTGGGTTACGGTTTCCGGGCATAAAAAAAGCGCCCGGCTAAAAGCCAGACGCTCCATACACAAAAAAAGAACCCGGAATCTAGTACCTAACAATAAGCTACCGCATCCAAAGTTCCTCTCAAAAAAGTATCGAATGTTCGAGTACCATCAGAAATTGCATCACTCTCAATCGAATTTTATCGACACTTCTCCACGGTTTTTATTATACCATAAAAATCACCGCTTTTTCTCACGCCTTTGTGAACTCTTTGTGAATTTTAAAGAAAATAAGACCGCCCACCACACGATGAGCGGTCATTAAATTATTTAGTATTAAACACCACGCTGTAACCAGCCTGGCGTTGCAGCTCATCCATGGCTGCCTGCTGCGACGGCGTAAATCCTTGGTCAACAACTTCCAGACGTTCGCGGAACGTCTCTGCAAAGAATTTCAGACGTGTATGTTAGGGTTGCAGGCCACCAAAGTTGTTCCAGATGATATCAACAGCGACAGCCAGCACGCGATAGATTGCCTGCTCAGACACCGTCTGACACATGCGCTCGTATTTAAAACCTGCCACCGGCGCAGGATTGCGGCGCTTAAGTTTACGTTTACTGCTCATCAAGCTCACTCCTTCGCCTACTCAAGCTCCTGATTCTTTTTAACCATGTACAACATAATCAGACCATAGACCACCATGTCGCGCAAGGATTCCTCCGTTTTGTCAACGATGCCATGGTCATAGAGAAAAGCGATGTGCTTATTCAGGTAGCCCTTAGCAACCTCGTACATCTTCTCGTAGCTACCATCACGATGCTCCAGCAGCGCGCCAGTGCGGAAGTTTGACAACGGATCAGCACCAGCAGAATACTGCTGCTGTTTTTCTGCGAACAAATCACCTACGCGTTCAAGCTCGTCATCAATAAACGATGTAAATTCGTTATGTTCAGTCATAATAATCCTCCTAAATTTTATATTCAATATTCATTGCCTTCGCTACGGCAGGGAGTGCCGCTTCGGCTTCCTCGTAGCTACGATATATCCATCCTGCTTTAAAAAGTGCAAAGTCAAATATGTCGTCAAGCCACTTGTGAGGTTCAATACCAAACCTAATATCGGAATCATAAAGAATGAATGTCCAATAGGTCTCGCCTTCTTTCGGCTTCCATGGCAATTTGACGATTTTTGCCTTACCAGTCAGCAAATCAACAAAATTGCATGAAGCAAGAGTCACCCATATGCGGTCATCCTCAGCATAGTCAAAACGTTCCATTTCGAGTCCGTCTACACCGATTCGGAAAACCAGGTCAGAGCTCATGCCCTCAATTTTAAATTTTTCATACATCTCCACATCCAGCATCTTAGCAATTTCGGGGAGAATATTTTTACTCATCTTTTAGCACCTCCTAAAATAAATCCTCTTTCGGCAGCACAAACCAATACTCTCCCAACGGGCTAGGTGGGTACCACTCCCATTTATAGCCCTGCTCCTTGCAGTACATCACCAAGGCATCAGATGCCAGACAGTTGATAAAGCGCCCGCTTTCTCTGTACTGCTTTGCTATAGGCTCAAATTTCGCACGCATTTCATCTGCAGTATAGTGTTCAAGAGCACGGCGGCCGTCGAATATAAGACGTGATGCAAGTTTTTCCGCGTGCCAGATTTCGCCACGGCGTTGCAGTTTTTTCTCTAATTCTTCATTCCACTCCACGCCTTTACTCCTCTACAACCTCCACACCGCCACGCAGCAAAGCCAGAAAAATACGCATCTGCATGGGCTGATTACTAACGCTTGACCAATGGCAGCACTGGCTCGGACGATACTCCAAATCATCAGCGATAAAACGGTACTGCGCCGGATATACTCCGCCACGCTTAGGCTTGAGCTTAAACTCCTTGCCAACAGGGATATGCAATTTTTCAGCAATCACAGGATACAAATTAATCATTGTCATATCAACGCCTCCGCTCCATATAACATCAACGCCAGCTGCCGCACCAGGCGCGTACGCCTTCGCTGGATAGCAGCTAGCGACTCACCCATGAACTCAGCCAACCCAGCAAGGTCAAACCCCTGAAAATACAGCCTCTTTATAAAAGCCACATCTTCTTCACTATTCATGCGCTCCAAACGCAACATCGCTTTATTAATGTGATTAACTTCTGCCGTATCGCGTTCAAGCTTAATCTCCACAGCCATAATTTTCGCTGCCTGCTTTTCTTCAGGCGTAAGACGTACACAAGCACCGCCCCAGCAGGTAATGTCCTTAGACTTCTCGGTGTTCTTCTCCTTCTTCAAATCACGTATGTCCAATTTATAACGCTTGATGTTCTCAAGCAAAACAGGATAAGCATACAAGCGAGCCTCTGTCGCCTTATAGCAGTCCTGCGGCTTAGGCTGGCTATTTAAGGCGGCCAGCGTTGCCACAACAGTATCATGAATCAGTTTTTTGTTGTCCACCTGATCCACCTCCTATGTGTAAAAATAAATTCAATAGCAGCTCAGAGTGAGAAGCAAGCAGCTTCCTCGCCGCTTCGAAACCTTGTGGCTCTTCCATTCTTTAAATTATCCAGTTGTTTCTTTATAGGCATCCATCTCACACCACCTTAATCCCACATCATCAATAATATCCCAAAATTCTTCCACATCATGCGGCACAACATAAAAGCCTGTTTCATCCTTCTCAAAGTCAATGCCAACATGATGCAGCTCATGCCTTAATAATGTTTCCAGCTGCTTTTCGCTAAAGCCAACTACATTCGGCTCATAAACCACAATAAAAAAATCATAGGGGCAACACCAGCTGTAGCGGTCGCTCACTAAGTTACAATCCGCAAATATCGTCCGCTTATTGCGCTTCTTCTCTTCCAGGCTGGATAAGTAGGCTATTTTTACTTTAGCAGCCTTGATATCCGCAAACTCCGGCAACGTGCGTATCAGCTTATTAGCCATCAGCCTATACTTTTTACTGTGCTCCATTATATACCTCGAATTCTTCTACCCTTGCCGGACGCGCCGCTACCGGACTGAGATCCATAATGCTCAACAGCGTTTTTACCCTCGCTCATCATGCAGATCTGTTTACGTATAATCTCGTCTTTGAGAGCCAGTTCCTTTTCCAGCTCGTCATTCAGGTTGCGCAGCTTGTGATTTTCAGCCAACAGATAACAGATACGCTCTTTAGTATTTTCTTCCATGTTAAAGCCTCCTTAAATATTCATCGGGCCGCAATTATCTCAAGGATAATATTCATTATCGTCAATCATTCTATTACTCCTTTATAAAAAGCGGTGGCGTGGCTGCCGCCGCACCCATGGGCTATGCTTAACAATATTTTTTGTGTGCATATTTAACATCATCAGCAATAGTTTTCGCATAAATAAGAGTTGTTTCAATCCTCTTGTGCCCAAGCATTTTTTGTACCTGCTCAATCGGCATGCCGCGTTGTAAGGCCATTGTAGCCGCCGTATGGCGCAGCCGATGTGGAAACGTATGCATCCCTAAAAGCTCGCCAGCTTTTCGGATTATGTCCTCCACGCCACCTGTCCCTAAACGTTTATAAGGTTTTTTGTCGCTCACGAAAAGGGCCTCGTTGTCATCTTTGCGACTTTCAAGATATTGCGCCAAGAACATTTTTGCTACGGCGTTTAAATATACTTTGCGTTCGCGTGAACCTTTGCCCATAACAATGGCTTCTCCGGACAATAAATCTACGTCCCTACGGTTCAACGCCACCGCTTCCGCAGCGCGACATGCTGTAGACAGCAGAAATTCAAATATGGCTCGTTCCTTAATGTTTTCGCCAATAGCCTGCCGGATCTTCTCCACCTCAATCGCCTCAAGCGGACGTCTGATGTGCTCGGGGAATTTTATTTTTTTAATCCGGCGCATCGGCGAGCGGTCGATAATATCTTCCTCCTCACACCAGGTGAAAAATGAGGATAATATCCGTCGTTGATTGTCTGCGTGAATCTTCGAGCTATTGGTCATTGTGTCCGCCAAACTCAGCCTTATGTCAGTCACGTTAATGTCTTGTATCCTTTTGGGATTTTTTTCTAAGGTTGAACGCAGATGATAAAAATAAACCTTCAGGCTTTTTTCACTGAGGCCTTCTATTTTTTTGGCTATAAAAAACCTCTTTATGATATCTGCGTTGTTGCCATCATCAACAACTAGTTCTTTGCACGTTCTCGCAAGGGTAAATCCCTCAAATTTTGCGTACATTGTGTTTTGCAGCAACATCAAATCTTTACCGGATAAAACCGTCCCCACGTCATTGAGCACGGATTTTATGTACGTATCTCTGAGGTCTTCATCTGGCATCATAATCACCTCTTATTTCAGGTATCGCTCCATTCAATATATACATCAACGTATGATGCTTTGCATACACTTTATTAGCCAAGGTATCTCCATGAGTAACGGCGGCACGGAGGCCGTAGAGGTTAAGCTGGAGATAGCACATATTGACGCATTTTTGGTCAATGTCCCAAGCGTCTATCAACAGCACCTGCTGGGGGTTATAACCAAGCTTAGCTATCTTGGACACATAGCCCAGCAGCATCGAGCCGCTGCCACATGCCGGCTCTGCTAATTTTATATACCCCTTTGCTGCAATAGCCTTCCTGATGTAGTCAGCGTCATCGACGACATTTGCAGTAAGCCTGCCCAACGAAGACGGCGTAAAAAATTGACCTGCCTGTTTACTATTAGCCTGCAGCCGATGAAATATCTGCCCTAGGTAATCAGTGTATTCTTTGTTTGCGGCTGAATAATCCATAAGCTCCGTCAAATCTGCCGTTATACTCTGAAATATTGGCAACTCGTCCTTATACTCATCATAAAGGCTGCTTAAATCAAACAAAGGCTTACCTTGTAACGCGGCTATCGCGTTTAAATTTTCTCTGGCAGCGGCGCAAAGATATGCGTCAAAGGCAATCGCACCGCTGTGCTTAGAGCAGCTTTCAAAAGATTGCACTATCTTGTCAAATCTTTCTTTTTCCTGAGATATTGAAGTTATCAATGTAAAGTCACCTCAACTTTTTCAAGGGACTTTCTGTCCCCACGTGCAACTTTTAGAAGGGATTTTTGCAAAATGTTGCAAGAATCTCTTCTGCGTCAGCTTCGGCAGCTGCCTTCAAGCAAGCAGCTGCCTTATGCAAATAATCGTCATCGCCGCTGCACTGCCAGTCATTGATACACAGCTGCGCATCATTCACAAGGCGATGTTTATAATCTTCAATGTTCATTTATTTACCACCTTTCTGCAATCAACCATAATGCTTTACGCCTCATTTCTTCCTCCGGTACAAATTTCCAATATAGAACCGCACCATGGACAATACCAATAATCGGCATTGGTACGGATTCCGCAATCAGGGCAGGTTACCAGCTCCTGCCCCGGCCTCTGGTAATACTTTTGCTCAACGTGTCCTCTCGGCCTGCCTGTAACTCTGCCCCGTGTCTCGATGCCATGCCTTGCATCACGTTTCTGGCGCACATGACTGCCGCTGCACAGCTCGCATCTGCGGGCTGGTGTGCCGTCCGCCTTAATCACAGCAGGGCGGCCACAATATACACACAGCCCTAACGCACGGCGTTCCTCTTTAAGCTCCTTGCTTGCCATTGCTCTCAGCCTCGTAGATAGCATCTTCAAGTCTATTGCGCAAGCGCAGGTAAATTTCCAAGTTGTCGCGATGGTAGTCCAGCCCGCTGTTATACAGGCCTTGCGGAATCTCTCTTTTTGTATCTTTCAGCGCCAAAACCATACCGAGGTTCTCACCAATGCTCTTATCTAAGGCGATACGCAGAGCCATACGCTCCGGCTCGGTGATGATCTGGAGGTTAAGCGGCGACGATAATTTTAATTCTCTCATTTTCTCATCTCCAGTTATCCAGGATAATCATTATGCCGATGATTCCATAAAGTGCAATTTGCACCAGACGCAAAATGCTTTCATCCGCTTCCAGCCACCATTTAAACATTACGGCTGAAAGCAGTATAAGCACTGCTCCCATCACCATTTCGATTGCCCTTATGATTACCATTTCGCCTCACGCTCCTTGCGATACAACACGAACTTCGGGACAAAGCCAACAGCTTCGCGGCGGGCGCTGGCCTTTGCAGCTTCTTTTTCAGCCATGCGGCGGCGGATATCCGTATATTTCTCGGTAATCAGACGGTATGTAGGGCAAATACGGAACTCTCCCTTAACTTTTACCAAGGCAGGCATGCCAAACTGCCAAGGGCTGAAATATTGCTTAGAATCAATCATGCAGCTCACTCCTTTATCAAATCATCATATCCCGGCAAAACCTTTATTTTTTTGCCATTTTTAAAGGCATTAACTTTATAATGGTTTCGCCAGTCAATCTCAGCATAGTCCAGGAAGAAGGCACTGGCATTGTCATAATAGGTTACGGCATATTCCTCTACCTTGACGCACGGTACAGGATGCGGGCGGCCGGTCAATATCGCCTTCATCATATCCGGAACGCTTACCTGCTGAGTAAGATCCGGATATATGCCCCAGCCTTTATGCAGACGACGTTCCGGGATATCAACTTTGACTATTACGTCATGCGTGCCGGGCGCCGCCCAGTGTACCGCGTTATTTGCCGTACCGAAAAAACACAGTACTTTCTTGCCCTTCCAGGCATTCTTGGGGGGAATGTTGGCTACCGGATAAATCGTGATACCTGACAAGTACTTTGACAGCTCTAGCCAGCTCATAGCTCTGTATAAAATCATTCCTCTTCCTCCACACTCTGCTTCATGGCAGCTTCCACCTCTTGGATGATTGCCATATCTTCTCGGCTCAGCTCGTGATTTTTGAGCTTCATCACGTAATCATGAACTATTTTGACGGTGTTTTCGATGCGGGTTTCCTTTTTGGTTATCTCCTTGAAGTTGTGCATCACAGTAAGGCATGTAGCTCTTAACATCATCGTAACGATATCAACCGTCATTTTCTCCAAGGTTTTTCTGTTGGCAGCATCACAAAGCTCTTTATCCAAGTCGCTCATTTTAACGTCCTGCTTAAAGGCTTTCTTTGCTGCTGCTCTTCTCAAAGCTCTATTTACGCTCATGCTTTTCTCCTTACGGCAGCTGGTTGAGCTGCTCTTCTTCAAGACATTTATACTGAGGCGTTATACAGCGTTGGCTGTTCTCATAGCGCCATTCACACTCTCCCTGCGCCGGGTTCGTGCGCAACGCATGGCATGAAAGACCTAAACGATGAAATAGCTTGCGTCTTGGGCAATCTGCCACTACATCACCCTGAGGGCAGCTGTAGCAATGAAGGCTTGCTGCATCCACCAAGTCCAGAAAATCTTCCTGAGCTATTGTATATGTGCGGCCGTTGTCATCCTTGTCTACGCGTGCATCATCATAGCTGTAAACCTTTATTCCGATATTCTGCGAGCGTCTGGCTACTTTTTTCTTTTCAAGTTCATCCAGATCGGCTATTCTGGCATCAATAATCTTGCCGGCATAGCTCTTGATTGTTTTCATGTATTTGCGCCAGTCTTTATCAGTTGTAGCGGCATCATCCAGAATGCGTTCCATGATCTGGACCACAGAGCTCAACCACATCAGCTGATTGAGCTCTGCACTGGCCATATAGGGTGCGTGTTTCATGCTTTCACCTTCTCCAGCTCAGCGCCAATGATTTCATGCAGTGCTGCCAGCTCTTCCAACGAAAGAGTAATACCTTTGGCAGGCTCTCCGCTGCGGGTCCAGGGACGCAGGTCATACTTTGCTGCGTGACCGTCCCACTCAACCAAATTCAGCTGCTTAACGTAGCCTTTGCCAATCTGCGGCAGTTCACCAATCTTGCGTACAATTTTATACTGAATAATCATTGCTTTTCCTCCAATACTTCAACCAGCTTCTTGAAATACCATTCGGCCTTCTTGACGTCCTCAACTCCGCCTTTTTTGTTATAGCGGTACAGGTATTTCACGATGTTTCCGATGCAGAAGGCTTCAAGGCCTTGTTTGTCCTCGGTCATAACATCAACGATGTCAATGCATTCCATCTTTCCGCCGGTGTAGTGTGCCGGATGATTAACAACGTCATTTTCTTCATAGTCCTCAATGGCAGCCTTCAGCATACTTGCCGCATCAGCCAGATATTTTTCGCTGCTTTCTTCTTCGCACTTTTCAGGCTCAGCAGCTTCAGCGAACACTTCAGCCGGTTCTTCTTCAACATCTGCAGGATCTACTTCTACCGGAATGGGTGTTTCAATACGCGTCACCTTCAGCTTATGGTCCTTCATCAGCTTCTTCTTAAGGTCATCGCAGCTCATACGCTTACACGCTACCGGGACTTCATCTTCAAAATAATCTTCGTCCCACAGTCTGGCAAATTCTTCCTTGCTCAGCTCCAGCGCATCGCAGAACTTATTCAGTTGCTTCTCGGTCAGCGCCTCGATACCTTCTTCATCAAGCGACTTCACTACACTGTAGCTCATGCCCAGCTCTTTCAGAAAATTACTTGTCTTCATCCCTGTCTTCTCTTCGATGAATCTTTTGAAATTGTCACGGAAAACCATAACTTCACATCTCCTTATATTTCTTTAAAATTTATATCCGGATAGCGGTACAGCAGTATCTTCTTTTTCAGCAGGTACTCCTTTGTCTTGTAGCCTTTTGTGTCTATAACAGCTGTCGACCCGTCAGCGTACGTTACCACAAAATCAGCAACGTATTTTATAGCCCTGATGGTCTTGCCGGCACACTTGAACTTAGGCTGCAGCTCATAGGGGACCTGCAATGAGAACTCTTTGACCTCTCCAGCCATCTTCAGCACCTTCAGTTCGCAGTAGAAGTTGCCTTCCTTCTGGCTGTCAAATGTTATGCCGTCTATAACCACTTTCCGGTTATTGTACTTTGTCAAAACGGAATCTCCTCATCGAACGGCATCTGCTGGCCAAAATTTTCCATGCCCTGAGACTCAGTCTGTTCTTTACGTTCGATAAACTCGAAGCGGTCAGCAACAACCTCTGCAGCAGTACGCTTGTTGCCATTCTTGTCCGTATACTGACGGATTTGCAGACGGCCTTCCAGCAAAATGCGCTGGCCTCTATGTACGCTTTTGCCAAGCACTTCAGCGCTTTTGCCCCAAATCTGGCAGGCGATGAAATCCACTTCCCTCTTTCCGTTCTGTGTATATGGTCTGTCTACAGCCAATGTAAAGCTGGCGACCACTTTCCCGCTCTGGGTACTTCTGATGTCTGCATCTTTCGTAAGACGTCCCAGCAAAACAATATTGTTCATTCACTCACTCCTTAAATCTCCTGCATCCCTTTATGCGGTCACACTGTCTAAGCACAGCCTGCCGTCTAAGACGCTCCTTGCCTACCTCTATGGCATATAATTCACCTTGACGTTCCCTGATTTCGGCAGCCTTAAGCCTGTCCTGTTCAGCACGCCATGCAAGATAATGTTCGCAGTGCGCATGGCAGTTTGCTCACCGCTCCTGGCACCCTCTGCATCTCATTTACGCACCTCGATTCTGGCCAGTACATCGCTCATGCTTGTCAGCCCCTTCGGCTTCGGAGCCGATGGCTGCAGCAGCCCGGTTTTGTTCCTGCCCAAAATATACTCGTTGTGGCCGTGCTCTTTGGTTCTCCGGCACACATCCTCATACATCCGGCGGACCTGAGCCCGCACTGTGGGCATGTCCTCAGCCAAGGTCATCTGCAGATCATGCCAGCCGAAGCTCCTCACAGCAAGCTCGATTTCTATCCTGCTGAATACCGGAGTATGTCCCCAAGGAGTCGACTGCATGGCACGTTCAATCTCATTCCATGCTTCATCCCATTCGCGTACTCTGGTACTGTCATCCGCCGTGCCCATAAGGCTTTTGCTGGCATCTACGACCTCTGCGATTGACGGTAGAAATTTGCTCTCCAGCAGCAGCTTCTTCACTGCCTTGCTGAGGATTTCGTTCGGGATATCTCCCAGAACCTTGGTATAAATGGCCTGCCGGTGTGCATCGTTCGCCTGTCCGAAGGCTCCGAACAGCATACCTACAATCTGTCCGCGTCTTTCTTCGTCACAAGTCAATAATTTCACCGCTTTCTAAAAGCTGCAGTGCTTCTGCTGTAGTCTCTACAACATCGTTTCCGCGCCCCTTATGCTTTTGCGGCGCCCGGAAGGTCTTGCCCTCCTTGATGTTGACTGCGACCTTTTCAACATACCTGAAGCCCTTGGCGTTATTCCTGCCGCCGATTTCGGCAGCCTTACAGAATATGTCCAGACCAACTTCGTCAACTAACGATTGAACCAGCTCTGCCAGCATAGGTGTTGCAATCGTGCCCATGTTCTTTTCGTAGCACTCCACCGCTTGCGTGTAGACGGCCCGTCCGTTCTCCCTCCGCTCACTGTGTTCCTGGTTAACCTTGCCGGGCAAACTGGGTTGCTCGCGCGCGTTCTCCCCATCATCCTCTTGAATAGGGGTTTGAATAGGTATTGTTGTTTCATTTTGAAACACCCCTGTTTCATTTTGAAACAGCCCTGTTTCATTTTGAAACAGCCTGTTGCATTTTGAAACACCCCCTGTTTCATTTTGAAACAGGTCTAAAATTTCATCCGTCAGCGTATACCATGTAGTTTTATCCCAACGCATTTTGTTGAATGCGTCAGTTTTTATGGCTCCGGCTTCTTCTAATTTTTTCAAGGCTCTATGAACCTTAGAGAAAGACAGATACGGATGAGCTTCTGCAATCTTGCGAACGCTGCCATACACCCAATACCGTCCGTCGTGGTATTTGTCTTTCTCCTTCTTCTTCTGGCTGTTGTTAATCCAGAAAAAGAAGTAATCAAGCAGCAGCGCTTCTACTATCCCGTAGCGTTCAGCAAATTCCACGCTGAAGCTGTGTTTTTTCATAAGCACCGCCTCCAGGATGGTAAGCGTGCCAGCAATCTTACATATTTCATCAAGGCTTTGCGTCTTCTCATTTTGCACCCCATTCCTTCAGCATCAGGTCTTTGTCTGCCTCTGAAAGTGTTTCTATGCCCAGCTCGGCAGCTTCACTGAGCACGCCTTCCAACAGCACGCTGAATTCCTTGCTGTTGTAGGTATGGCTGCCGAAATAGCATTGCAGCTGCACAGCCTTCTGACCGTTGATTGTGATTTCGCCCAGTTCCCTGACTGTCCGCCATTCCTGTTTTACCCGCTCTACGGCGGCAGGCTTCACGCAGACGTGGGTATATACGCCGTAGCGTTCCAGCATCATCAGGTATACGCTGTCTTTATCGGTTTTCAGCACGGCAGCCATCCTGCCCAGCAGCTCCCAAAGATAAGCGTTAGCGTTAAGGCTGCGCCTTTTACGCTTTATCTTGATTTCAACTTCCAGTACCTTCCCGCCATTCGCTGCCTGCTGCAGCTCGCCTATCAGTGCGATCAGTGCCGCCGGTATCGGTATCTGCAGACAACCGGCAAAGAAGTTTATAATCTTGGTTTCAAATTTCATCTGTCATTTCTGAGGTAGTTTTGCCCTACGTTCATCATCCAATGGTCCCGCGAGTGTGTTTCTTCATAAATCGACTGCGCTATGCGCTTCAGATCATTAAGTATGTTAACGCCACCGGAGGAATGCACCGCATTAGGTCCCATTGTGTGGCAGTCATTGCAAAGCGGTACTACAAGCCCCAGCCTGTCCGATGCTTTGCGTTTGGCTCCGGGAAGCATGTGATGAACGCACTCCGCAGGCCTGCCACACAGATAGCAGTGCTCAAAATCATCAGTTATTATCGACTTAACCTTGCGCATCGGTACTCCCCAGAAGCTCCTTGATAGCCGGATGAGCAAGCCTGTACTGCTCCAGCCCAGCCATTTTTGCAAGCAGCTCAGGTTCCACGTCCTGAATCTTCTTGTACACGCCACCTTTGAGGACCACGCTGACAGTACCGTCAGAAGCGATATGAACAAAGCGGTCACCCTGCTGACGCTGCTGCTCCGGCTGGGGTGCTTCCGGACGGCAGGCTGCATTGCCGTCATCGTCTTCCTGCGACAGTCCAAGGATTGCCGCCAGCGAATAGCGTCTTGCATAGGTAATGGCACTGCCTACCCCTTGAATATCAGCCTTAGCCACCGGGTAGTTTGCCGTGTTGCCGATATACTGACCGCTGCTGTGCATCAGCAGTGTGGTAACAGTAATGGTTTTATCCGGCACGCCCATGCCGTCATACAGCTGGCTGATGCTCAGGCCGTACTTGCTGAGCGGTTCGCGCACCGCATTAAGAATTTCCGCAAGGTCTGCGTATTTGCTTTTGAAGAACGGATTATCGGAAGTTTTGCCCGCGTTCTTCATCTCGCCCTGCGCTTTGGCCAGCGCCGTGGCCAGCTCGTTGATGTTTTCACTCATCTGCATATTTTGCCCTCTCTTTCTGCCTGCTGAAGCAGGTTATAAACTGTAACCGCTGCATTCGCGTTAAAAACACAGCAGGATTTGTAGCCTAACGGGTATACACTGCTGACATAGTAGCTGTCTGCATCCGGACGGTAATAACCGAAATTCTGGCGGCGGCAGCTGCCATCAAATTTGCAGTTACTGCATGAGCGGTACTGATTGAGGAACGTTTCCCGCGTTACCGGTTTTTCATTGGCTGCTTTCTTGCGCGTCAGGCCGTCTGCCAGCGCTTTTACTTCTTCTGGTGTAAGCATTGTCTTTCTCCTATCATCCGTGTTATAATAGGGTTGAAGTTGGAACGGAAAACCATAACTTCACCCTTACCGCTGATGGCGCTAGCATCAGCGGTTTTTTCTTTGTCTGCGTTCATCTGCGCACCTCAATGGGAATCAGCACGATGTCCCCCGGCTGCAACGTG